ATACCAGTGCATCCCGCACGGATACGGGAGGGCCTTGCCTAATGCCCGCCGACCTCGTATTCAACCCGACCGTACGACAGGCGATAGCCTTGCGGAAACTGGATAGTCCGAGGGATAGCGAGCTGTTATATGGTGGAGCTAAGGGGGGCGGAAAGTCGTACTTCGGCTGTCAATGGATGTTTATTCGGTGCAAACAGATTATTGCACATTGCAGGATTATCGAAAAGCCCGCGTTCCCGATACTCGTAGGGTTCATGGGCCGTAAGCGCGGCAGCGACTTTGCAAACACCACGCTTGAGACGTGGAAGCAGACAATCCCTGCGGACCTGTACGAAATCAAGGGCAAGCCCGCCGAAATCATCATCGATGACCGTGTGAAGATTCTTACCGGCGGACTGGACAATATCGAGGTTATCAACAAATTCAACTCGGCGGAACTGCACTGCGTATTTATCGACCAGGCAGAGGAAATCGAGAAAGACGACATCAGTGTTCTTCGCGGCTCACTGCGGCAGAAGATCAACGGCAGACATCTTCCATACAAGATTCTATGGACGGCCAACCCAAAGCAATGCTGGCTGAAAACGGATTTTGTGGACAACCCAACCGAACGATACCAGTATGTACCCGCACTGCCGACAGACAATCCCCACTTGCCTGACGGATACATCGACACGCTGATTGCGGCGTTCAAGCACCGCCCTGAACTGCTGAAGGGTTATCTCGAAGGCGACTGGTCATCGTTCACAGGCGCAAATCAGGTTATCTCTCCAGAGTGGCTCGACGACGCGGCAAAGCGGGTGCGGCTCCGCGACCCGTTCAAGGAATATCTCGTCTGCGACCCTGCCCGGTTCGGCGACGACGAGACGGTGATCATGCACTTCAAGGACATGGACGTTCACAACAAGATCGTCCTGCCGCACTGCCGAACGACCGAACTATCTTCGCGGCTTGCCAGAGAGTCCATACAGGCCGGCAGAATTCCGGTCGTTGTCGAATCGGTCGGCAGCGACGTTGGGGCGGGGGTGATCGACGAGCTTGTCGGGATGGGTGTTCACGTTATCCAGTTTAACCCGGCCGAGGCCGCGGATAAGGTCAACGGCGCCCGCGTGTACTACAACCGCCGGGCCGAGGCGTGGTGGTACGCCGCGAAGGTGCTGTCGTCCGGGGTGATCGACGAGAAAAACCAGATCGCTATCACAACAAAGCTGGACCAGACGACGCGGGAGCAGCTTACGCAGCCGACCTATGAGTTCAGGGGACAGGTGCTGTTGGTCGAAGAAAAGGCCGCGATAAAGAAGCGTCTCGGTCGAAGCCCTGACCACGGGGATTGCTACGTCATTGGCTTGTGGGCATACAACCGTGTTCCTGCCCGGACAGAGTTGTTCATCCAGAAGAGCACGTCGGCACGTGTGCCGTCCTATGTCGCATTGGGAGTCGGATAATGCTGAACACACTGTCTGAGAATCCCATCGAAAAGAAGGTGCTTGAGTTCATCCGCCACGCGGAGAACCACGAGAAGTACCAGGACCAGAGGGAGCGGGCGGAACTCTGCGCTGAGTTCGAGCAGGGCAAGCAGTGGAGCGAAGACCAGTACAACCGGTACCGCGAAGTCGGTGTCGAGCCTGTGGTGATTAACCGTTGTCTGGCGACGATCAAGGCGCTCGACGGGTTGTACCAGGAGAACCGGCAGGAAATCACCTGTATCCCGCGGCGCGGAGGCACGGAGGTCTCCGCCCGCGTTAAGAGCGGGCTTATCAAGCACGCGCTGGACGAGGGCGGCTTCGAGGACGCTGCGGCGCGAATGTTCACGCGGGGCAACATCCAGACGGCGGCGTACATCGAGATCGACATTGACAAGACGAAGACAGCCAACGGCGAGATCGTCTTCCGGAGTTACGGCTTTTTCGACGTGATGGTCGACCCGGACTGCACCGACTACGACATGGACAAGCCGGGCACGGGCGCAAAGTACATTATCGTCCGCAAGTGGATTGACAAAGAAATCCTGAACGCTCTGTACGACGAGGCGTTCGGTGTGGATTACAAGGCGGAGGCTGGGGCCGTCGGCGGGCCGAGCAACATCGAGGCGTACATCTCCGCCGTTCAGGAAAAGAGCAGTTTCTATCTGGATAACGAGAAGCAGTACCGCCTGCCCGTCTACGTTGTCTGGTGGAAAGAGTACATCAAGGGCGTGCTTGTCGGCGACAAGAAAACGGGCAAGACGCGGATACTGACCGACTCCAAAGAGATGGCCGCGGCCCGCAAGCAGGCCAAAAAGAGCAAGCGGTTCACCGCCGAGGATGTTGCGGCGACGGTCCTGCACAAGTCCACGGTCATCAACAATAAACTGGTGGAGGACAAAGAGCACCCGTGGGGCGAGAACATCGACACGTTTCCTATCGTTCGGTACGTCCCGATCTTCCGTGAGGACTATGAGCGTGGCATCCTCGATGACGCGGTGCCGATCAACGCCGAGGAGAATCTTCGCCGCACACAGGTCAACCGCCTGCTGATCGTTACGGCGAACGCGGGCTGGATACACGGGCAGGTTACGGACCCGCAGGCACTTCTCGACCTGAAACAGTATGGCTCTACGCCCGGCTTCACCGCCGACAAGAGCAAGTTCAGCGGATACCTTGAGAAGATCAAGCCGAACGAAATCCCGAACGATTTCATTCTGGCGAAGCAATCTTCGCAGGATATCAACGAGATCACCGGCCTTAATGCGATTAACCGCGGTTACGACGAGGGGACGAAGAACGAGCCGGGCGTCGTGCTGAACATGCGGCGAGAACAGGGTATCACCGCCAACAGCGGCCTGTTCAGTAATCTCCGGGTCACGCTGGAACTGTTAGGCAACAGGCTTCTGGCGATTCTCTGCGAGCAGGACGTTTACACCGAGGAGGAGGTTCGGGCGATACTCGACGAAGCGGAACTCATAGACAGCAAGCTCGTCAAGGATTCGCTTGAGGAAATCTACCGGAAGATCGGGACGCGGCTGCAACCGCCGCAGCCCTTGCCGCCTGTTCCGCCGCAACTGATGGCGAGCATGGCCCCGGACCAGATGCGCGAGACGTTCGAGACTATCCAGATCGGCATAAAGGGCGCACAGATGTACGCCGAGCAGTACCCCCAGCTTGCCGAGCAGATGCAGATTGCCGCGAAAGAGAAGGCTGTTCGCAAGCTGCTTGAGGGCCTGAAAGACAAAGACCTCCGCAAGTACGGCATTAAGGTCGCATTGTCGCCGTCCTCTCCGACGGCCCGGTTCAGGAACTTCCAGCAGACGATGGCGATACAGGACAAGTACGGGTTCGTCCCGCCGGCAGTACTCCTGAAGCATAGCGACCTGCCCGACAAGGACGAGATCATTGAGTACATCGAGCGGGGTATGGCGATGCAGCGGCAGCAGGCCGCTCAGGCCGCTCAGCCGAGACAGCCGCAACGGGTGCAGGGGGAGGTGGCGGCGTGATAAACACTACAGCTTCCTCCTCCAGAGTGCCCGCAACGGAGTGGTGTAATGGCAAAGCAAAGCATACTCGACGCAAGAATGCAGTGCCCCGAATGTGAGAGTGTTGTGTCGGTTGGATTGTGTGAGCCGGACATCGACGGCGAAGGGAGTCTTGGTTGTCCGTGTTGCTTGACGAACGAGAATAAGCGGGTGGCGATGAAGAGGCTTGTTCGATGAAACTCAGCATCCTGATCTGCACGCTTCCTGAGCGATGGGGCGAATTGTCGGCTCTGATGGGCACGCTGAATCCGCAGATTCTGCCGGATGTCGAGGTGGTTATCAGCAGTGATGACATGATCAAGTCTATCGGCCAGAAGCGAAACGACCTTCTGGACGCTGCAAAAGGCGACTACGTGTGCTTCATTGACGATGACGACCAAATCAGCGACCAGTATGTTTTCCTGATGCTGAACGCACTGGCCACCGAGCCGGACTGCGTGGGCATTAACGGGGTGATGTACGACAAAGGGCGTGTACGCAAGCCCTTCACGCACTCGATAAAGCATGGCCGGTGGTACGAGGACAGTAAGCAGTTTTATCGAACGCCCAACCACTGGAACCCGATCCGAATTGAACTGGCAAGGCAGGTGCGGTTCAAGCCTATCAACTACGGCGAGGATTACGATTACTCGCAGCGGATATTCCCACTGCTCAAGACGGAAGTATACGTAACGCCTCCGGTCTATTACTACCAGTTCGACGGCAGTAAATCTATGGCATTGAAACGGAAAAACGAATGCTGACGATAGGCATTACAACATTCGAATATCGGTATGAAAAGTACTTCGTGCCCCTGATGCAATCACTCAAGATGTGCGGCCACGAGGTGCTTGTCGCCGTGAACGGCGAGCACAAACAGCCGTTCAATGAACCGTATCGGCACAAGGTTTTGTGTTTGCTGGCAGACTGTCCGACCGTTTACCCGATCTTCTTCCCTACGTTTAGGGGCCTGTCGAAACTCTGGAACACGCTGGTTATCCATGCCTCTAACGAGAAGGTACTGCTCCTGAACGATGACGTGATGGTGGAGCCTCAGGCTCTGGCGAACGTGGACGCACTGGACGAGACGACGATTATCAACAACAGCTTTTCGCATTGGCTGGTCACGAAGCAGGAATTGGATGCGGTCGGCTATTTTGACGAGCGGCTTTTGGGTATCGGCGAGGAAGACGGGGATTTCATGCACCGGTATATCCGTGCTTTCAACCGGGAAATGCCGCGTGCCCAGATACATGGGATTCATAACTTCTCGTCACAGAACAACGACTACCGGCCGACCAACATCCGCAGTCGTCCTGGAATGCGGTACAGCCAGTTTAATCGGGAGATGGTGTACGAACAGAAGTATCGTCGCGGCGGCTACGTACGCGGGATGTTCGATACCGTGATGGAGGAAGTGTCGCCTTGTGAGCGGCAGTACCCATACGAGCGATTCTTTGCGGATAATGAGAGCAAGTTGTAATGTACAGCCAGTTAAACGACGACCAGATCATCGAACGATTCTTCGGTTCCAGAACGGGCCGCTTCCTGGACATAGGCGCAAACAACGGCATCACGTTCAGCAACAGCCGCGCCCTGTTCGATAGGGGATGGGAAGGCGTGCTTGTCGAGCCCGATCCCGGTGCGTTTTTTGCGTTACTCAGAAACTATCCGAAGAAAACGGGCGTACACTTCTACAACGTGTTTGTGGATACACAGGACGGGGTACGCCCCTTCCATATATGCAACGACTCTCTGTTGTCCACCGGGCGGGCGGAAGACAAGGCGATATGGACGAAACAAGAGTACGCCGACGTTTTTGTTTCAGCGGTATCCGTTGCGCGGCTGCTGGAAACTGTCGGGTTCGATTTCCAGTTTGTTTCACTGGACGCCGAGGGGTTGACGTTCGATCTGCTTAAAGCATTTCCCCTTGCACAAATGAACACTGAATTGTGGTGCGTGGAATATGACAACCATAACTATATTGCCATGAAAGAGTATATGGGCAATGCCGGGTATGCAGTGTACGATGAAAACGCCTTGAATCTGTTTTTTGCGAGGCGTCCATGAGGATATTGTTCAAATACGCCACGCGAGGACGGCCGAAATGGTTCCGGTCAACACTGGACAGGTACTACGACATGCTGTCCGGCAAACACGACTGCCAGTTCGTCATCAGTATCGACCGGGACGATATGTCTATGCAGACGCCGGAAATGGCTGACTACTGTGCGAGCAAGCCCAACCTTGAGGTGTGCCTCGGCAACAGTAAGACCAAGGTCGAGGCGATCAATGCCGACATGCAGGGCAGGGACTTTGATATTCTGGTTGTTATTGCTGATGACATGGGACCGGTCGAACACGGGTACGACGATATCATCGCACAGGACATGCAGTTGTATTATCCCGAACTGGACGGTGCCCTCCACTATGACGACGGCGCACACGCCAGAGACAAGCTGATTACGCTCACAGTGATGGGCAAGCGGCTCTACGATGCGTTCGGGTATATCTACTACCCGGAATACGAAAGTCTATGGTGCGACAATGAATTCACTGACCTCGTTCGGCAGTGGGGCGTGGTGACGTGGATAAACCGGGTTGTCATTCGGCACGAGTTTCATAAGTTCGGCAGCGATGAGACGTATCGGAAGAACGACCTGTCATGGGCAAAAGATAAAGCACTGTACCATGACCGGAAGGCAAAAGGATTTCCAGGATGAGTCGAAAAGCAAAAAAGCAACGACGCCCCACCCAACGGGAGTTCCCGGTCCTGATCGGTGTGCCTGTACCGACGATGGACCATAAGGTCAACTCCGGCCTGAGCGTGTTCATGGCCGGATGTACTATGCGGCATATCGCTGAGCCGTACGGCCAGCCGTCACGGGATGCAACGCCGGGCCGGAACAAGATTATCCGGGATTTCCTGACGAACCCGCAGTACCAGAGCATGACGCACCTGCTGTTCATGGACGCCGACACCTGCCCGATCAACCCGTATGCGGTAGAACGGCTTTTGAGCCATCAGAAAGACGTTGTGGCGGGCGTTACGCCGATCCTGATGACGAACACGAAACTGCCGACGCTCTGG